TCAGTCTTTTCTTTCTCATCTCCTGGTAGATGTCCAATTTCTCTTGAAGGTACTACTGATCTTACTAATACTACCTTATCATATGTGTTACTTTTATCCATTACCTCTTCTAGTGCTTTGTAGAGTGCAATGAATGTCTTTCCTGTACCAGCTGCACCATGCAGCATGATTGCTTGTGTTCCTTGTTTGTAGAGGTCGAAGAATTTGGATTGGTTTTTTGTTAGGGGTTCAAATGTCAGAAGATCGTCGATTCTAAGTTTGAGTTTTCTTCTTGGTTGATCAGGGAGATGGTGAATGGAGGCTTCAGCAAGTCGTGCTTTTTTCATGCGCTGTCCTTCTTGTTAGAGTTAAAAACAAAAAAGGCGCATAGACTTTCGCCTGTGCGCCTTCTCCTACTACTGCTATGCTTCTTTAATGTGCATACAATAATCCTGTGGTGTTTTTATTATTTATAATCCAATCACTCCCGGCTTGAAGTGTAAGCCCTTAGCAGGAGTAAATTCTTGCTGGAGATACTCTCTAATACATTCGAAGCGGAATGCCTCGTCTTCTTGGCCTCGAGCACTCAAAGCTAACTCACAGTTTAGAATAAACTCCGTCAGTGCACCCAGAGGGATACGAACATTGTCATCAAGTGCAGCTGGTTTCATATTGGCTTTACGCTGGTACATTGTTATTCTCCATATTAACGTGAACCCCAATTATACTATCAACTCGAAAAGATCTCCACGCATTCTTTTCGCAATCCCAAACAGCCAGTACATTCTCATTTACTTCTTTGACACGTTCTGTCTTCTTCTCATGTGGAACTACAATATCTTCGCGAAGTGTACATATCATCTCACGAAGTTCACCATTGGTCTTGGTGAATACAACTTTACATATGTTCGACTTTAGGGTCGAGCGGATCGAATCCACGGATGTCGTTTGGGTCATTTTTCCACCTCTCAAATAAAATATAAGCGAGCTGATGAAGTTCTACACCAGCCTCTTTAAGCATTATATACGAAAACCCATGATTAAACAACAGGCTTTTTCCTGGCGGGGGAACAAATGTTACTACTCTTTTAACTCCCCGTTGGATGATACTTTTGACACATTCGTTGCAGGGGAAGAATGTCGCGTACAACGTTGACCCTTCAACACTCCCCGGTGCATTATCGAGTGCATTCCGTTCTGCATGGCAAACTAACTTTAACTTTAGTTCGCGATCTTGGTATCGATAATCATCATCAACCACCCCACGCGGGAAGCCATTATATCCCATTCCAATGACCCTACGTTTGGAATCTACAATCACGCTTCCTACTTTTGTGGATGGATCCTTTGACCAAGCTGATACTGTTTCAGCTAGTTGCAAAAAACGGTAGTCCCATAATAAAGAATTCATCTTTTATCTCTTCTTACCGATATTATATTTGGCAACCAGCTCCCACTCATCCTTCTCTTTGTGTGTGATAACTTTAACTTGAGAGAATGGTGCGACTGGCGTACTTGATTTTTGAGGGTTGATCAATTTCACTAGACCCCACTCCGCAATCAGATTAATGATTGTGTTACGGCGTGCCTTATCATCATCTGAGAAATTAGATGGTTTACCATCAAGAGCAAATAGCTCTTTGAAGTGCACAATATAATACCTACCTTGCTTGTGCAAGATATGGCACGATTGAAATAGTTTTCTGTCTTTACGCGATGCAACACCGATACGTGTTAGCGTTTCTTTGATCTTGAGAAAGTCTTCTTCAGAGGCCAGTGCAACTTCCACCAGACTGTCAATAATGTTCATATTCGTCCACCTTTTTCTAATTTTTGTTTTATAGTGATCAGTTGATCTGAAGAAAGGATGGATAATGCGCTTTTTGCCTTTTCTGGCCCGAAACCATAATATTCCATGATAGCAGTAAGGTCATTATCTTCATGTTTCTTCACCCACTTTGCAAATCGCTTTGCAGGTCTTATACTATTTAGAAAAAAGTAAAACTGGAGCTTTCCATCAAGGTGATGGTGCCGATTCATCTCATTTGCGTATAGTAGTGTGTCTGGGAAATAGGATAATGCCTTGTTTACCATGAAGGCTGGATAATGCTTTTCTGCATCTGGTTCTTTGAGAAGATCTTGCTTAGAACTGTTTATCGCATTTACATAATCAAAGGGATTCATGTTATTATAATGTTAACTCTGGGTTATCGGTGACTAGACCAACTAAGGCGTGAGTCAGATGTACTACTTGCTTCTCAGTAAGACCAAGACCGTAGGTACTATCCAAGATGTGCAATGTTTCATGCAACAGGGCAATACGTTGTGTTTGACTAGTATGATCACGATTGATCATTATGCGTTGTTTATTGAAGTCTGCAAGGCCAATATTGCCTTTCATTTCTTCATCACTTAGGTAATCAACTTGATATAATATTCCAGAGATTTTCACAGTACCATCCTTAAAAGACCGATTGCATCGATCGTAGTTAATAACAAATAATTGGCCAACATCCCAAAGCTCCGACGTGACCAAGCAGCCCAAGCATACAAAGCACAACCAGTGATCCAAATAGGATAGAGTATGAGAAGAGGTGGGCTAGGCACAGTGAGAGCCATAGTGATACTGCAACTAATAGAAATAGCCCAAGCCAATAGCTCAACACCAAAGCGTACCCGGTGAGAATTGAAGTCATCCCTAATCCAAGAAAAAACTCCAGCAACGGATTCATTCAACATCGACCTTGCCCTCAGTTTCTATCCACACCCTTGCACCACAGCTGAGTGGTTTATCAGGTGAGTATATAATCTTACTAGGGCCGTGAATGATTGCAGTGTTAGCGTACCTGTTATCCTTATATGTCTTGACTGTAAGGACAGGTTCTCGGTTCTCTTCTTCGGCTCTTATATTCTTTCGAATATGAGCTTGGTTGACATGAATAATAGTTTTCATCCGTTTAGCTGTTGGTGAGTTGATGTCTCAGCGTACTTAGTAGCTTCAGTGTAGCTGTTGAATAACTTTGTGAGTTCCTGTCCACTACTGAGATTGAAAACAAGTACTTGAAACTTCTCATCATGTGTCTTCATAACTCTTGCATTAATACCATTGTTTTCATATTCACTAAGCAACTGTATCATTTAAAATCTCCTTCAGCCATAATTTCTGTCAGACATGCTAAAATATTTATCTCGTGATCTGCAACGAATGCTGCCTTGTATTGATAGTCAGCAATCGTCATCACAAGCATTGGAATGGAGTTTGGTTTTAAATATTCAGATGCGGTATCATATAGCTTACGGAAGAATGTTGTATGATCTATATCGTTATTCTCACCAACCCATTTACGTACTTCACTAAAGTTCTTTACTTTCAATAAAGCTACAAGAGCTTTCAGGTTCTCTTCTGTAATGTTAACAAGTATACCTGTATCAATACGACCTGTGGCAGAGTAACGCTGCAACTCATTCAATACACGTCGCCAGTCAGGAAAGAACTTCTTAATAACTTCTACAACAGCTTTGCTATCATACTCTATTCCTTCTTTATCGAGTATACCACATACACGCTTATAGAATTGCTTAGCCATCTCTGGCTTATCATCCTTCTCGATCTTAAATTCTACAACAGAGCATCTACTGTGCAGAGGATCAATAATGCGATTGCGGAAATTAGCGGTAAGGATAAACCCACAATTCCTCGAGTATTCTTCCATAAAGTTGCGAAGAGCAGGTTGAGTACTGTTAGGATTAAGATAGTCAGCTTCATCCAGGATAACATATTTACGACCTCCAGAAAAGGAAATAGTGGATGCGAACTCTCGTATCTCATTACGAAGAGTGTCAATGTTACCACTCATAGAACCATTGACTATAGTATAATCACAACCAAGCTGATCGAGCATGGCACGTGCAATAGTTGTTTTACCAACACCTGCACGGCCAGTCAATAGTAGGTTAGGGATATTGCCTTGATCGACAAATTGTTGAAAGGTCTTTTTGAGACTATCCGGAAGGATAGTATCGGCCACAGTCCTGGGTCTATACTTCTCGACCCAAAGGAAATCATCACGAATCATTTAATCACCCAGTAAAAGTAGAATTATCTTCACAAGCTACCCAGTATTCTACATCAGAACCTTTGAAATGGCAAATGCCACCTGGAGATATTTTCAGCTTGTACTCTTCATTCATGATTTTAAGACTCTCTGCTTTAACAATCATTTTGAAAGTCTTGATAGTTTCACCAACAGTAATTGCAAAGCTGTTACTGAGGGTACTATCATTTGGGTTCTTTGGTTTTGTATCTAACGCTTCAATACTGAATTTACCATCTTTACCAACAAAGGCAATATCAGGTAATTGTAATACACCAACAGCTTTCATTAACGACTGCAGTGATGAGGATGGTAATAGCTTCTCAACACTATCAAGCGGTAGGTCAGCCATTTTCTTTGGAGGTTGAACAATCATATCTGGTAAACAATAAACATAATCTAGTTTAGATTTACCACTAGTAATTGTAACGAACTTATCATTGATTTCCAAATCTGGATCTTCGAATAGAGATAACACACCTAAGAACTTTGACAGATCCCATATCGCAAACTGCTGCGATATGGTTTCTGCGATGGTAGCATTAGCTACCATTGTTTTCATAGGGGATATTGTCTTTAACTCATTACCAGGTGTGAAGATCAAGGAAGGATTAATCTGAGCAAAGCTCTTCAAAATCTGAATTGTTCTTGCACTTAGTTTCATAATATAGATCCCTTAGGTTACTTCTTCTTTTTATGTTTCAGTTGATTAGAGTCTGCAGTTGCTGATGCTCCGATAGAAGCTAAGTCAGCAAGTGAACCACCGAACACGTAACTACCTACGTGCTGTAACTGCATCCATGGACAGAAGAATACTTTACCACCCATCTTCTGTACATTGTAGCAGAACATATAATCCTCAGACAAGTAGCGCTTTGACTCTGGATCGATAATACAATCGAAGTAAGCCATGATCTCGCGAGTACCATCAAAGTGCTCTGTACGTACGTGATCTGGTTTGTACCACTGATGTGGGAATGCTTTTTGATAATCCTCAAATGTCTTACGACGAATCATCATGAAGCCTGTACCAATCTCTAACACTTCGATTGGTTGGTTGAGAGGGATCTCACGTTGTGTCGTCTTAGGATTGAACACATAGTCACCAACATACTTTTCCAAGTTGTTTGGATTTTCATCAGCCATACCCTTATCAACAGCTTGCTTAATCTTTTCCCAAGAGATACACTTCTTAGGATACGGACCACCGATAACATCATACGGGCTCTCATCATCTTGCATTGCAAGCATAGCGATGACGTCTTGTGGATTGAAACCAATGTCACTATCAATAAACATCAAGTGAGTTGCACCAGAGCGCATGAACTCATCAACGCAATAGTTACGAGCACGTGTGATTAATGACTCATTGAATAGAAAGAACAATTGGAGTGGAATACCGTGCTTAGTACACACAGCAGATAGGTCAGCAACAGATCTGGTAAACATACCAGCACACTGACCACCGTACATAGGAACAGCTAAGAACAGCTTACGTTTCTGTAGCTCTTCAATACTGACCTGTAATTTAAAACCTTCAGCCATTATAAAACTCCTTATTTGTATTTTTTGTCATGCTCGCTACCTAAACCGTATGAGCCATTATATTCAGAAAGTGCTTCTGCTTTAATACGAGTTCCCTTCTTAATTCTTACTGGACCACCTTTTACATGCAATGCACCTGCCATCACACCATGGTAGCCCGAATCGTATAAACCAGATGTAATGAATACACCATTGCGGTTTAATGTAGAACGAGTAATCACCCAACCAGCCTCATCAGGTCCTATTCGAACTATGTTCTCCATAACTACTTCGTACGTACCCTCTGGAAGAATAAACCAACCATCCGACGTTGGTGTTTCTTCTACAGTACCTCTATGAGTCTTATTCTCGTTATCAATAATAAACTCATTATGCTTCATGCGATAGACTTTATCAAGTCTAAGATCTATTGCATTTGGTTGAGAGTCACCTGGCTGAACATTGGTCAGCGTCGAGTGACTATTGGTTCCTAGTATATGAATCATGTTTTTCTACCTCGTCATAAGCATCATCTAAAGTTCTATGTGTATGTAACGTACCAAAGGATCCTCTCGTAGTGTAAGTCTCCTCACTAATATTCAACATCCCTACTGGGTTACTCTTTAATATAATACCACTCTTCTTCTTTAAGATCTCATCTAGCGCATCCTCAGATGGGACATAATTGTGTTCGGCACTTGCTTTATCAACTGCGTACATCATGAGGATGATATAGTGGATAGCTTTCAATAGATCCTTTCTATTCTTACCACCCTTCTTACCATACCGACAAAGATACTTAACAGCAGTATCTCTAGCCGTAGTTTCAAGACTATCAAGTGACTCCCAGATATCGATTACCTGGATATCCTTTGCAACATAGTGCTCACCGTAAGTACCATCCAGATACTTTTGAATATCCGATAGGTACTTGTCTTCATTATATTTGTAATCAGGCATACTCATCCTCATTTAAGTACATTGAAATGTAGTTGTTGATTATACTCTTGTTAATCACTGCAGTCAACACATTTCCTTTATTCTCATAGCTAAAATCAACCTCTTCTTCATACTTTCCATTCAATAAGCCAGTAGGAGAACGATCGAAGTGGGCACCGGCATGAAGTCCTAACCAGATAGCAGCACTACTATCCCATGTGTCGATATATTTTCTAAAAGGTGTCATTAAACGAATCTCACCAGGACCATCCAACATTCCTAGCATATGAATCTTTTGTCCATTAGATTTCATTACATCCAATGTACCTGCTGTATGTAATTCTTGCATAAACATAAACCGACTAACAAACCGTTGTAGCTTGTTGTTTCTTTCTACTCCGTAAGCATTAGGTATAGCAAGAATAGAAACGCCAACATAATCCACAAGGTCTGATTGGGCAGCCCAGTCAAAGCACTCATGAAGGTCATCTATATCTCCGATCTTTGATTGTGGGCAAAAGAACGTACCAAAGCCTTTGTCTCTCAGCTGAGGAGCCAGTTCTTTAGCTGCATTGATGGTTCTTGTTGAGAATTCGTTAGGATAATCTGACATCACAACATAATCAGCTTTGACCTTTTCAGCCATACTAATTAGCTTGTTAATATCGTACATTGGCTTCTTCTGCTTATACATTTCAAAAGCAGAGTTATCAAGAATGATTGTACTACCTTGTTCTTTTTCTTTAAGGTAGAAATCTACGTACTGTGGACTAGACTCGACTAAGTGAGCTAATAGTAAATGAGTCTTGGCTCCTTTTACTATATCCAGATGTGGGATAGGGGCTATGTGACAGAAATCAGTCATTATTTAGAATCACCTTTCATTTTATAATGGTCATGGTCATGGATTAATCTACATCCATTTTCATTATCTTCGCTAACATCAATTACTAGATCGCGATCAGGGTAGGTATGTGTTAGATATATTAACAGCTCTCTTGCAATCATTTCACATGACATATTATTAAGTTGAAGAGTACCTGTATTATATAGTCCTTCTAGCTCTCTCTTCAACATAATAAATTCTACATCACGATCATCATGAAACACTTCCATCTCTACACGAAAGTGAAAGATATGGCGATGTGGGTGACCTAAGAATGACACTGATGCTAACTTAGGATCAGTTGCTGCTGCTGGGTAACAATGTATACCCTCTTTCTGAAATGTTACCCATATACTAGTTTTGGTCATTACCCCACTCCCTTCTAAGATTGTACATATACTTTCTTGCTTCGATCATCTG